CAAATTTGCTTGATTTCGCCAAAGGTCAGGTTGTCAATGTTCATTTATTACTCCTTGCTAGTGATAGTAAATGATGGACGACCGGGCTTGGCGGATTAAACTAAATCTTTTTTATCATCACATATTTTTTGAGAGACTGATATGGCATTTTTAGGCGAAACTTTCGACGTTAACGAACTCCCGCAAAACACTGGCGGCGCATATGATCCGCTGCCGTCTGGCTGGTATTTTGCGACCATTAACAAGGCAGAACTGACCTCAACAAAGGACGGCGCCGGGCAATACATTAAAGTCCGTTATGACATTACCGGACCGTCTCATCAGGGACGCGTTGTGTTCGGTAACCTAAACATCAAGAACGCCAGCGCAAGGGCTGAGGAGATCGGACGCCAGCAACTCGGTGAGATCATGCGCGCTATCGGATTGGCAAAAGTCACCGATACCGATCAGCTAATCGGCGGCAGTCTGCAAATTAAATTGGAAGTGCGCGCAGCAACGGAGCAATACGCAGCGCAAAACGAGGTGAAGGGCTTTAAATCCATTACTGGCAGCGCACCGGCATTCTTTGAACCAGCATCAACTAACGCAGCGCCAGCCGCAACAAAATCAGCGAAGCCATGGGCCAGCAAGGGTAAGTAACAAAAAAACCCCCGAGGCCGCTAAGCCCTCGGGGAAAGCACAACATTTGGGAGACGGGCATGAAAATACCCGATTCAGATAATAGCATAAGTAATTTAATTGACAGGCACCACGAATCTCTATCAGAGCCGCCACGCCCACACATGGGTTGCAGTCAACTAGGCCATCCGTGCGACCGCTGGCTTTGGCTTTCGTTCCGATGGGCAGTGCAGCCTAAATTTCCGGGCCGGATCCTGCGCCTATTCCGACGCGGGCAGTTGGAGGAATCAACCATCGTTTCCGACCTGCGCGCCATTGGCATGGATGTCAGAGGAACTGGAAGGCAGCAGTCGCGCGTTGAATTTGGCGCGCATGTATCCGGCAGCATTGACGCAATTATTGAGTACGGAGTACCAGACGCACCCAGAACGCGCCACGTTGCCGAGTTCAAAACGCACAGCAAAAAATCGTTTGATGATCTGGAAAAGAACGGCGTAGAGAAATCAAAACCAGAGCACTTTGTACAGATGCAGCTATACATGCACGGCACCAAAATAGACCGCGCGCTGTATGTGGCAGTCTGTAAAAACGATGATCGGATCTACACCGAGCGCCTGCGCTACGATCATGAGGTGGCCGAGAGATACATTGCGCGCGGTCGTCGAATCGCATTGTCCGACCGTATGCCAGAACCGATTAGCACTGACCCGAGTTGGTATCAATGCAAGTTCTGCGACGCGCACAAGTTCTGCCACGAAACCAAAACAACAGAGCACGTTAATTGCCGCACATGCGCACACAGCACGGCTAAAGAAAACAGCACATGGCGCTGCGAGCGCCATGACGGCGACGATATTCCGGTCGAATTTCAGCCCGCTGGATGTGAGAGCCATGTCCTGCATCCTGATCTGGTGCCATGGCAGCGCAAGGACGGCCTAGACGAGTGGACGGCTGTTTATATCATCGAGGGTCAGGACGTAGCAAACGGTGAGGGCGATGCGCATGTATATACAAGCCGCGAAATACTAGCCAATCCAAAAATGTGCAGCGCTGGCGATGAGTACATTGAGAACATGCGCCAGGAATTTGATGCACGAATTGTCGGATAAAAGGAAAAGCCATGTACGAATACAGAGCAAAAATTGAGCACGTTGTCGACGGCGACTCCGTTGACGCGGTGATTGATGTAGGTTTTAAAACAAACATTCGCCAGCGCCTCAGACTGGCTCGCATTGATACACCAGAGCGCGGGCAAGATGGTTATGCGCAAGCGCGTGATTTTGTGATGTGGGCAGTGGTGGATAAGCCCGTTCAAATCAGGACAGAAAAGGTCAGTAAGTGGGGTTACTACCTCGCCGAGATCACATTGCCAGACGGGCGGAACCTGAGCGATGCTCTAGTGGAGGCAGGACTAGCTAAACCGTATGACGGAGGTAAAAAGCAATGAACAAAGACGACATTATCAGATTGGCGCGGGAGGCATTACTACCATCTTGCCATTTAACACATCCGAAAGCTCTAGAACGCTTCGCCGCCCTAGTCGCTGCTGCTGAGCGTGAGGCGTGTGCGAAGGTGTGTCTTGAGGAAGATCCTAGTCTTGATGGGCAAATATGTGCTACTGCCATACGAGCAAGGGTGGATAAATGAGCAGAAGCGGATACATCGACGACGGCGACGGCGACCAGTGGGGTCTGATCAGGTGGCGCGGCGCGGTCAAAAGCGCCCTGCGCGGGGCTCGCGGTCAGGCCTTCTTGCGCGAGCTTTTGACCGCGCTCGATGCGATGCCAGAAAAACGACTGGCATCCGATTCGTTGATCACGGCAGACGGCGAGTTCTGCACGATGGGGGTTGTCGGCGCGGCGCGCGGTGTCAATTTAGATGCGCTCGATCCCGAGGACTGTGAGCAGGTTGCGCAGTCGTTTGGTTTAGCCGAGGCAATGGTGCGCGAGATTGTCTACGAGAACGACGAGCGCGTTGCCGAATGGGGCTGGGAAGAAGTTGACGTCTGCGGGCCGATGCGGCCGTACTACCCTGAATGGGGTAGTCACAAGCGCAGCGTTCGAGTGCCCATTAACGATGCTGCCGAACGACGTTGGCAGCACATGCGCGCATGGGCGGCGAAGCACATCAAAGTCGCGTTAGTTAGTGAGCGATTAAACAAGAAGGGGGAGAAATGAACAGAGACGACATTATCCGCATGGCAGAACAGGCTGGATGGGACATGCCGAATCAATGGGATGAGACATGCGGATTTTCTCAACGATTGGAGAAATTCTACGAAATCGTTGTCGCAGCCGAGCGTGAGGCTCGTAAGAAAATGCGCGATGACATTGACAAAAAATTCGACGGGCAAGATTTTTTAGCAGCCATCAGAGCAAGGGAGTGAAAAATGATTGACAAAATTTTCGCGTATTCAATTGCACTACAAAGCGACATCAACACCGAACGATTTCAGATTGTCGAAAACGGCAAACTGCAAACCTATTGGATAGGCACAGTCTACGGCGGCGGAGTCGCTACCGATGCTGGATTCAAATTCAAAACACCAGAGGAAGCGTGGTACAACGCCAGCTTGTTTGTTGAGCAGTGCGCCGAGATAGTCAGTGAGAGACTAAACAAGAAGGGGGAGGCATGACTGACCGAGAACTAATGCAGCAGGTTTACCAATACCTGACAGGCGAATCAGTTAGAAACAAAACAAGTGATGCATACATTGCGCAAATTATAAACGAGAGGCTGGCACAGCCGGAGCAGGAGCCGGTTGCGTATATTGGTACAAACGGCGAGTTGATGTGGCTACATAAACCGCACGCAATTTACAGCAAGGCCCGACCGCTCTACACCGCCCCACCTCAGCGCAAGCCGCTGACGGATGAGGATGACCGCCTAATCGCAGCCGCGCCCGATCTACTGGCAGCACTGCAAGGTCTGCTAAGGGGAATTTTCGACGGGCCAGACGATGCTGATGCCGCGATGCTCATCGCCAAAGCGAGAGATGCAGTGAACAAGGCCACGGGAGAAAAATAACTATGCTTAGAGAGTATCAACAGCGCGCAATTAACATGCTTTATACGTGGTTTGATACAGGCAACGAAGGCAATCCGTGCCTAGTGCTGCCGACTGGATCAGGAAAAAGCCATATCGTTGCAGCACTGTGCAAGGACGCTTTGCAAAACTGGCCCGATACGCGCGTGTTGATGCTCACGCACGTGAAAGAATTGATTGAACAGAACGCCGAGAAGATGCGCCTTCATTGGCCAGGCGCGCCGATGGGCATCTATAGCGCCAGTATTGGAAAGCGCCAGCTTGGCGAGCCTATTACATTCGCCGGAATTCAGTCGGTACGAAACAAAGCTGGAAAACTAGGTCATATTGACCTCGTAATTATCGACGAATGTCATCTCGTTAACCATAAAGACGAGGGTGGATATCGACAACTGCTGTCCGATCTGACTGCAATTAATCCGGCGCTGCGCGTTGTAGGTTTGACTGCCACGCCCTACCGCCTCGGTCACGGCCTGATCACTGGCAAGCCCGCGCTATTTGACGATCTGATAGAGCCGGTAAGCATCGAGGAATTGATTTTTAAGGGCCACCTATCCACGCTGCGCAGCAAGGTGACAAAAGCAAAACTCGATACCACTGGCGTGCATAAACGTGGCGGCGAGTTTATCGAGAGCGAGTTGCAGGCCGCTGTTAATACCGACGCTAATAATGCTGCGACTGTTCAGGAGGTCATTAGTTTGGCTGGTAATAGAAAAGCCTGGCTGTTCTTTTGTGCAGGTGTGCAACACGCTGAAGCTATTGCTGCCGAACTAAACTCCAATGGCATTACAGCGCAATGCATAACTGGAGACACGCCGAAAGCAAAGCGGGAAAATATTCTAACGGAGTACAAAGCAGGCAAAATTAAAGCATTGACGAACGCAAACGTTTTAACGACGGGGTTCGACTACCCTGATATTGACCTAATCGCCATGCTGCGCCCCACCATGTCCGCCAGCCTATATGTGCAAATGGCAGGTCGAGGAATGAGAGTAAAAAGCCATACCGACCACTGCCTGGTACTGGATTTTGCTGGCGTGGTAGAAACTCACGGGCCGATTACAGCAGTTCAGCCACCTAAAAAAGCAGGCGGCGGCAATGGCGAGGTCCCTGTAAAGGTATGCGACAACTGCGGCGAGTTATGCGTTATTGCCGCGCGTATTTGCCCGGCATGTAAGCATTCATTCCCCGAGCCAGAGCGCAAAGAATTAGAGCTTCGCAACGATGACATCATGGGGCTTGAGGGTAAAGATTTGGAAGTAACGGCTTGGAGTTGGCGCAGGCATGTAAGCCGCGCATCGGGCAAGGAGATGCTTTCCTGCACCTACTACGGCGGCCTATCAGATAAACCGATTACAGAATACTTGCCATTGCTGCACGATGGATATGCAGGAGAAAAAGCAATTAGATTGATGACTGATATCGTGCATAAATCAATGCTGAATTCAGTTGTCGCAGATGACAAGCTAGGATTCGGTGAAGATTTGGATTGCTTGGCCGAATATCTAACAACAGGTAAGCCACCAGCAAGCATCGAATACAGACTAGACGGTAAATTTCATCGCGTTATTAAAAGGAGTTGGGCATGAGCTGGTCAGAAATTGAATTGAAAGTTGTTCGGTGGGCAGAGGAACGCCGCATTATCCCGCACGCCACGCCTGCAAGCCAGTTGCTAAAAGCCGTTAGCGAGATGGGCGAGCTATGCGACGCCGAAGGTAAGCGTGATCGTGCTGCCATTGAGGATGCCGTGGGTGATGTGCTGGTTTGCCTGATCAACTACTGCGCGCTGCGCGATATAGACATGACTAACTGTCTAGCGAGCGCCTATGATCAGATTAAGGACCGTCGAGGCACGCTTATGCCGGATGGGACTTTTGTTAAGGAATAGTTTATGAAAAAAATGCGCGTTTTGGTTGCTTGCGAATATAGCGGAACGGTAAGAGATGCATTTTTAAATGCTGGTCACGATGCAATTTCATGCGATCTGCTTCCAACAGATGTGCTAGGGCCACATTATCAGGGAGACGTTTTCGAGATAATTAATGATGGATGGGATTTGATGATCGCTCACCCTCCATGTACTGACCTTGCAGTTTCGGGCGCGAGGCATTTTGCAGCAAAAAAAGCAGATGGACGGCAGCAGCGCGCGCTTGACTTTGTTAAGCGTTTATTAGAAGCGCCAATTGATAAGATTGCGCTTGAGAACCCAATAAGCATTATTTCAAGCCATATAAGAAAACCAAACCAAATAGTGCAACCTTGGCAATTCGGCCACGGAGAGACAAAGGCAACATGTTTATGGCTGAAGAATCTTCCTTTTCTAGTTCCCACAAACATCGTTTTGGGTCGTGAAGCAAGAATTCATAAAATGCCGCCAAGCGCTGATAGATGGAAAAAACGCTCTAAAACTTATCAAGGCATTGCTCAAGCAATGGCCGATCAATGGGGTAGTTTATGACCAGACCACCAGAACCCGAATTTTTAATTCAATGGCGAGAGTGGAGGCGGGAAGGTCCGCCTAAGTGCTGCCATACCTGCGACTACTACAGCAAGGCTGGCCATTGCCGTTCGTTTGATATGACCCCGCCAATAGACTTCGTTAGCACGGTTGATGCCTGCGACAAGTGGGTAGAGGAGCTGCCGTTTTGAGTACATAAGCCAAAATCCCCAGTGAATACAACAATGGCAGAAAACTAGGGGAACTTGTCATTTGCACGGCTGCGCACAGTGCCACAATCAAAAAAGGACATATGGTTAATCGTTGCGAGTCGTTCAACATGATAGAGGAGTTGCTATTTTGGACAAAAAAGCAAAATTCAGGTTCCCACTATTGGATCACCTACTAAATTCAGAACGCGAACGCACCGAGAAAGTGCTGGCAGCATATCGAGAAGCGCTTTGTGAGCTGGTTGATTTGCGCTTACAACTCCAACAAATTGAGAATGCACTCCATGGAAAAAAGATCTGACCGCATCCCAACTGAGCACGAGGAACAGCGCGAGCTGGTGCGCTGGTTTCGCCAAACGTGGCCAGTCATGCGCATTTTTGCCATACCAAACGGAGGCGCAAGAACTGCTGCAACTGCCGGACGTCTAAAGGCCGAAGGCGTCTCGCCTGGCGTGCCTGATCTTTTTATCCCTGCGTTAAAACTATGGGTTGAGATGAAACGCACTAAAGGCGGCGCCCTAAGTGCCGAACAAAAAGACTGGATAAAGTATTTGGAAAGTGTGGGATATTGCGTTATAGTGGGAAAAGGTGCTGATGATGCTAAGGAAAAGATTCTCGCCTTTTTCAACGATAACCAAGGGTCAAAATGAACGCTGAACACAAAAAGGACACAAAAGATTGTTTTATGACGCTTCGCATTCCTACCGATATTTATAACTCATTGCGCCAAAGCGCAGAGGACAACACGCGGACATTTTCATCGCAAGTGCTGCACTACATTAAACAGGGTCTTGCTAATGAAAAGTGACAGAGAACTATTAGAACTCGCTGCGAAGGCTGCGGGGTTGGAGTTTGACCCGACGGCTAAAGCTGCACGTGGGCTCAAGGTTGTGCGCGACGGTGCCGTGTGCCAATCGGATCAGGTTCTATGGAACCCAATCATTGACGACGGCGATGCGCTGCGGCTTGCGGTGAAGTTAAATATTTCGGTGGTGCCGTACCCGATTTACTCACCGATCAAACATGCGGTGATTGTGAAGCAGCGTAGGCGTAGCGACACTTTGAAAGAGCCAAACCCGACAGAGATAACGGAACTTCATGGGGATGACCCCTACGCCGCCACTCGCCGCGCAATCGTTCGCGCTGCTGCTGAAATTGGAAAGGGAATAAATGACTGACCGAGAACTGCTGAAGCAGGCGCTGGAGGCATTTGAGTCTGGTCGTGCTGCTGATCGAGCGGATGTGATGACAGCGTTGCGGGCAGCGTTGCAACGTCCTGAGAAACAATTAAAGCAAGATCTAAAAAATGATTCTCCCACCTAAAAACAAAGGGCGGCGCATCATAAAAATAAACGCCATCACGCAGGCAAAGCTAATTGAGGCGATGCTCGATGGCGTTTATACATGCGCGGAACTGTGTGATATCACTGGCTTATATTACTCGACGGTCCTGCACTATTGCCGAGAACTGCATCGCGCAGAGGCGGCGCATATTTGTGGATGGGCGAAAGACAAGAGAGGAAACACCACGTTAAGAATTTTTAAAATCGGACGCGGGAAAGACGTAAAACCAAAAAAGCTGACAGGCGCAGAACGGCATGCGAGGTGGCGACAAAAACAAAAAGCCATTGAACTGGCGAACATCATGCGATAGTCGCCGCATAAAAAAATGCACTAACGGGAGTTAAAAATGAAAAAAAAAGCAGCGCGCAAGCCGCAGCAACGGCAGAAAACATACAGCATTTTAAGCGAGATTATGTCTAGCGCCAGCGACCCATTGCCGCAGGCACAACGAACGTATCAACTGACGCGCATGTATCAAGGCCTCCACGCATTAGAAACCGCAGAACGCCCAACGTATAACGACTGGCGAGTTGTCAGTGATGCGCTGAATATGTTGGAGACGTTGGTTGTTGAAATGCAGGTTTGCGAGGACAAAAGCAAGTTGCTGCCGGATGCAATGCGAGCATTGGCGGAGGCCGGTCAAAGCCACAAGCGAGAAGGCAAGCCCATTCGACTAGATGGGCCAGGCATTCAAGCGGTGCGCGCCATGTTGGAGAATTACGCCGAACTAACAGAGATACTACCAGCCCGCATTATGTACCGCTGCCACCGACTAACAGAGAAGCGATTATTTGAAATATTAGAAGGCAAAAAGCGCTCGCATGATGTTGAGATTGTGTGAAATTGTGGTATAGTTTGTTTGACGCAACCAACATGCAAGGAGCAAAACGTGAACATGAAACGTTATCAAATTATTTTAATTTGCATTTTCTTAGTCGCTGCAATTGGCATTGTCGGCAAATCAGACGCCAACGAAGAACAGCGCAGTGCAGAACAGTATTGTTACATGGTCAAATTATGGAAAGAGACGCGCGGACACTCGGGCTGGCCTGCGTATAACGGCGATTGGATGTGCGAATGACATGCGATAACGAACTATGCATTGACGGCGAATGCGACTGCAATAGCTGGCACATTGTGCCAAAAGACGACATTCGAGAGCATGACATTAGCAGTTCATGCTGGTGCAACCCGATTATGAAAGATGACGAACACGACCCGATATGGCTGCACAATAGCCTAGATGGGCGAGAGAATTACGAGGAAAAAGAACAGTTGCATTAGAGCGAGTTACTTGGCAGCGCCTCGGACCTTTTCCCACGACCTGCCTGCCACGTAACCTGTCATTACTACGCCGAAAAGCGTTAAAACCGGCTCAGGTATAGCCAGCATCCACGCACGAAACCCTGCGGTAAATGCGGCGGCTGCATCTGGGCGGAATATGGTCATTATCCCCATTGGAATAGACCAAAGCAGCAGCACATAAACAACATAAAGAAAAGACGGTCTAGCTCTGCTTGTCCACGGATCTGAGGATTGTGCCTCTGCAATGATTGCGCTTAGTTGGGTTTTCATCTCATCCAAGTCGCCGCGCTGCTGCATTGCTAAAAGCTTGATTTGTGCTTTTGCTCTTTGTTCAGGATCTGGGAAAAGCTTGTCGATTATTTTTGATCCGATTCCCAATATTCCGCTGATTGTAATGGGGTCTATCATGGGTATTTTCTCCGATCAAGCTCAAAGTGAGGACCATCAGGAAAACGCCTCCAATCAGCGCCGCAAACAATCTTAACATTAACATCTTTCGCTGCCTGCTTCATTGCAGCGGCGATCTTATGATACAGCGGCCAATCCCACCGCACCTCGCCATCAATCAAAGCGCCGAGGTCTACCGCATGCCCGGTAATATGCCGAGAGTTAAGAGTCTGGCTTGCTCCTGAATCTCGAAGTAGCTTTTGACGTTCTGGCGTGCGCACTCCCTCCAAAACAGTAAAATCAATTGCGGATATATTAATAGCATGCTCGACAACCTTTACTAAATCAGGGTGAACGCCTTTTAGCCGTAATCTTGAGCGCTCACCTAGTTTGTACATAATCAATATGTTTTGAAGTTGCTTACTGCAAAACCGACAACGGCAGCAATGGAAGAAATGATCCCCATTCCAAACCAAAGACCGCCGCGCGATTTGTTAGCCAAAGCCACAAGCTCCTCGAGCTGTTTTTCCATCTTGTCAATTTTTTTCCCCATGTCTTGGACACGCTGACAAAGAATGCCATATTGCACAGGATCTATCCCGAAGTCTCGTTCGTCAGCCATGTCAGCATACCCTAGAATTGAGTTGATAAAATTAGCGCAATATAAATGTTAGTTGCCGCAAATGCAATTGCGTGGAAATACGCACCTGCGGCGAGTGTGACACTATTGGACGACTATACAGTGTTTAAATAACAATTCTTAACTCTCCAGGCGCTGTCTTGTACATGTCTCCGACATACAATCCTCCGGTTAATGCGTCAGCATTATTGGCATAAGTTGGAAGCGAATTTAATTGCAAAACTCCGTTATGTTTTAATACCATCTTTTCTTGTACCGCCTCATTTGCGGTTGTGCTGTTATCCTGAACAAAAAAAGCCAAACCAACCTCTTTTTCATCTGTTGTAATTTGCTTTGCAGCTATAGCTGCCGCCCTTCTCGTAGAGCCTAACCTAGAAAAAGTATAAGAACCTCCGTATCCACCAATGCTTGGAGTGGCAGAAATTGCAAGCGCTTGATAGTCACCAAAATAAGATAATCCGCTTGCAGGATTAAATTGATAAGAAAGCAATGTCATCCCATAAAACGGGATGGTTGCGCCAGAACTCCCAATAAATCGACGTTCATTAAAACTAATATCAAACTGATAATTAGTGTTCTGAGCAGCATCCGTTAATACATTAACGCTCCCTGTAATTCTTCCTTGCAAAGCGATAACACCAGAAAACGTAACAGGAGAATTAGTTGATAAAAGGCGATTAACAAAGCCGGTTACGTCAATGTTTTTAAAAAAAACATTTCCAATCGTTCTTCCTGCTGCACTGTAATTAATTTCAAACGCAGACGTCGCTGAATTTACGCTTCCAGAAACATTGTTAATATAAATATTAAAAACATTTCCTGTTCCAGAATCCAAACTATCATGTATGTGAATAATTCGAGCATTGCACATCTGAGCATCTACAGCGCCGACATATAAATTGCTGCCGCTGTTTAAGTAAAGCGCCCTTGTACAAGAAGTAGAAAAATCTATCCCGCTCGCCTTAATAAAATTAATTCGTATATCCTCAAAGTTAGTGAGTCTTACTAATTCAGCATTTGAAAATACGGTTGCCTCTCCGACGTCAATTCCAAAAACACCGTCAACAACACCAGATGAACAAACCTCTCCAGCACTTGGTGAAATTTTCAGACCGCATCCTCCAGATCGGCGAACTTTTATTATTCCAAATTTAAATCTAGATGTATTGCCACCCCAAGAAATACTTCCGCCAATGCGAACAGCATGCTCTGCGGAATTTTCGATTACAACATCCCCAAATTCAAAATCACGGCAGGTCTGAATTAGTATTCCGTTATGGCCGGGACTTAATGATGCGCGGCTGTCACGACCTCGCATATACACAGACCCAACCATAAAATTTTCACAATTGTTAAAATTTACTCCTCTAATGTATCGCTCAATATTCACTTCGCCAATGTAAATATCTGTTTGCGCAGAAGATGGTGCTGTTCTGCTTGCTTGAAATGGTCTAGCAATATTGACTGTCTTAAAAAAATCAATACGGCATCGATCACCGGAAAGAACGACACCGCCAGTTCCAATACGCTCAGAGTCAGATTCCACAATTAAACGACAAATATGAACGTCTGAACCATTAATCTCTAAAACATTAAAAGAAGAATCATTGCCCGGTGTCGTGATATGTAGGACATTCGCATCCAGGTCGCCAAGAACAATTACTGGCGTCGTTGAAGTAGCTGAGCCATCATGACGAAGAACTGACTTTCCTCTAAGTTTGACGCCAGCAGGAATAGTAATTAGTGAAAAACGATAAGTATCATTGTCTCCCAAGTCGCCAATAAATCCATGCGTCGCTATAGAGTTGAAAAACGCCTGAATCGCCGCTGTATCATCCGTTACCCCATCCCCAACAGCACCAAAATTCTTTACCGAAACGCTCTCCCGCAACTTGGTCTGCACAGTGGTGGAAACCGCTCCTGTACCTGCCGGAAGATACGAAACCTGCTCCGACGATAAACGATCAGTAGAACCGTTCAACGCTGAATAAATAGTCGTGCCATTTTTATTCATCACTCGGATAGAGTATTCCTGCGCAACGTAAATATTAGCCGGACCTCCATTCCTCGATAAATATCCGCCCAGTGTTCTAATTGGCTGTGCGGCAGGGATAGTTAAAGCAGCGTCCCAATAAACCGCAACAGGATTGGTTTGCGGATCTAGGTTGGCGGTCCCGATCCAGATATAGCCGTTTTCTAATGGCTGTCCATCTGTTTCAGTAAAAATTGGGTAGGTTTGTTTAATGCTGATTGAGGACATTTATTCTTGCTCCTGTTCCTGTTCGATTTGTCGGCCAGCCTGCACGGCTGATTGCAGCCACTGCACGCGCGCATCTATGGATTGTGGCAGTTTTGCGGCTTTTGCGAAATCATTAAAAGCCTGGCTTGCTGCTGCTCGTCGCACAGTTGCCGCACTTGGCTCGGCTTTTGTGGCCGTTTCAATGGCCAGCTTTTGAAAATCGTCGCTTGCGAATAACTTACCCGCTGCCTTAACTGCATCTGCGTTGCCCCTAGACATATGCTTAACAATATCCGGCGCAATCAATCCACCTCCCGGCATCATGCTTACTGCTCCAGTTACTGCGCGTTGCGTCATTGTGCTTTGCATCACTTTGCCGATTAAACCTTCAGCTTTTAATGACTCCACCAAAGCTTGGTTTGATTTTCCAGTCGTAAGCACTTGTGCGCGAGCGTCTGTGATGCGGCGCGAAATCTCAAACAGATCACGCAGCACTGGCTCTGCATCTTTTCCTAGAGTCTCGATAACCTGTTTATAAACTGGAGGATTGGCTCGCAAGCCGCGGTAAGTTTTTGCAAACTCAGCAAAACCGAATGCGCCTTCCTGCCCTGCTCTTGCTGAACTTGATACGGATGCCAATGCAGTTGCGATAGTCTCTTTTCGGAGTTCAGCAGGAACGACCTTCATTAGCTTATTAAATTGCGCCGCGTCGCCTTTAGATGCCGACTTAATGGCTGATTGCATGAGGGTGGCAACACTGCCGTCAATCTCTTTGCCGAACGCGCCGACAATGCGGTTCTCAAGCGCCTTTTTCTTGGCCGTTAGCAGGTTTGCGGCGCGCAGTTCCTGACGCAGTGCATCTCCTCCAATAGCGCCCACATTCTCTAGTTGATCCTCTGCCAATGCAGAATAAAGCCGCTTGAGAGATGCTGCATCCATATTCCCATAAGGTGAATCTCTGCCCGCAACCGCTTGCCCGACTAGGTTTTTCTCGCGCAGTAGACGGCCATAAGTCGCCTTTGGATCTGTGGCAAGTTCGTATAGCTTTTTCTCCTGCGCCGTCATGCCTTTTTCGCCAACCTCCGCGAGTACATCATCTAGCGTTTGCGTTAAACGCGGGAATTGAACTGTAGAGGATTTTGGAATTGTCTCGTCGACGCGCTGATAGATCGCGCTGGCGTCTTTTCCTAGTTGAGCCTGAGTGCCTTTAAGACTGTCTAGAATGCGCTGTGATGTTGCCCCCGGTGCTGGCCTACCTTCAATGAAGGCAGCATCAAACTTCTGCACAACCTCATCAGCCTTCGTAATAGCGTTTCGGACGGTGTTGACCCAGGCCGCCTCGGCCTCGCCGCCAGCCAAAGAGCGCGTTAAGCCAACGGCTGCGCGAACTTGCGGATTGTCGCTAAAAACGTCGAACGGGAGGTCCATTCCAAGACGCTCCGCCGCCTCGCGCGCATTTGTGTTTACCTGTGCAATGTCGGCCAACTTTGCTTTTGCCGTTGCCGAGCCTGGCCCACTCCCTGACGCCTTGCGCACCAGGCTGCCCACCTCTTCAAATGCCTCTGTTGTTGCTTTAGCTGCTGGCTGTTCTGGAGCCGCCTGTGCCGCTGTTGGCTGCTCAGGCATTGGCTGTATTGTCGGTTCAACTCGTTGCGGCTGCGCGGCTGCTGCTGGCTGCCTGCGGGTCGATTCCCTAACGCCACGAACGACACCGGGAACCGCCGCAATTCCAACCGGTGCCATTGCTCCGCCAATTGTTGCCGCAATCTGACCGACAGTACCTGCTCCAGCCTCTTGTGCTGCTTGTCCTGCCAATCCTGCTCCAGCGCCGCCAGCCACTTGCAAGACTGGCTGCGATGCCACCATGCGCCCGACCTCGCGAGTCACAGGCGCAGCCGCTCCTGCCGCAGTTTGTACTGCACGACCAGCCGCCGCAATTCCGCCCGCGCCTGCTGCTCCTGCCGCTGTGGTCTGCACAATTCGCTCTGCTGCCGTGCGCGGTTCTGCCACGCCAACGCGTGTTAGCAGATCCTCCATTGCATCGGTTGGCAATGTGTACTTAGTACCGAAAATGCTGTTGATGCTGCTCACGATTGGATCGCCAACAACCTGCGCCAGCGTGGCCGCACCAGCTCCAGCGATTGCTCCAGGTATCGCCCCTACGCCACCAATTGGAGCGCCTGCAAGTGCGCCTAATGCCGCGCCTGCCGCTGGCAATGCCAACCCGCGCGTAGCGGCACCAGCAAGGCCCGTTAGCGTCGTTTCTGGCTCATTCTGCGATGCCGCCCACTGCTCAGGCGACACAGGAGCCGCCTGCTTATTCTGAGACGCTAGCCACTGTTCTGGACTCATTTCACCCCCACTGATTGCTTATAAGCAGCCCATTGCTCGTCGGTAAAATTATCTGGGCGCGAATATGTTTTACCACCAACTGTGGCGGTATTAGCCGCAGGAATATCCGGCGAAGAATCAGGCACCCCATAACGCATCGAGATATTTTTGCGCGCCTTGTTCAGTAGGCGATCAACCTCACCCAAATTTTCTTTAAATTGCTTTTCTGACTGAACGCGGCCTAAGTTCTGTAATGCGTTTTGCAGCTTTTCGCCTTCAGCATTAGACAGTTGACCCATGCCTTTTACGTTTGGAATTTGAGATAAGAATGCCTGGCTTCCTAACGTCTCAATTAATGCAACCGCGTCTTGCGCCTCATCACTCAACACAACGGGAACGCGCCCTTGAATAGTGCCAATCACACTATTTAATTTCGGATTCTTGAGAATCCGTTGCGATGTGTTGAGCATATTATCAATATTAAACTTAGCCGCCTCAACGTCTGCGACTTTCTCGCGTACCGTTGAATCTCGCTTCTGTTTCATCTCGTCAACTTTTAGCTCAATCTCTTGACGTTTTAGTTCATTAGTCGTTTTCCCAATCTGCACATTAGCCGCTGCAATCGCTGCATTTTGATTTGCAATAGCCATATCAGATTGAATTTTTTTAATATCCCATCCCTTTTTTTGCAAATCAAGCGCTGCCTCAGACTCTGCAAATTTTGCCTTTGCTGCGGCAGTGGTTGCCTTTGCCTGCGACTCTGTTAGTTGAGAAGGTGCCATCGCCTCAGCGCGCCCCGCCTCTGATAGTTTGCCGAATGTCTCTGCAAATTTATCCGGAGACATAATTTGCGACAAGCTCATCAGCGCGTAATTGCGCGCAGTTTGCGGGTCGGAATCAACAAGCGAAGAAATAGCCTGCAATCCGCTAACATCCTCACCTTCTGGCGTGGCTTTAATGCGCTGCTCAATTATGTCTTTTGCCACCTTTGGATTGTTAGACAGCAAAGCGCTAGCAACCGGCAAAGCCGATGAAATCTCCACTTGCTGGCGCTCTTTGCTTAGTTGGTCAAATTGCGGTTTGATAGCCGCTTGATGCTCAGGAAATAGAGTCATCAATCGAGAGAATGCCTGCGGCGTGCCTTGCGAGAATGCGCTTTCCAGTTCGCCGCGATATGCCTGCAAGCGCTGTTCTGCTTGCTGCTTGGCCGCTTGTTGCTCTTGCATTTGCCGGAATGTTGCTCCGACTTGCAAGCCTCGCAATAAAGATTCCGCAGGATCAACCTGCGGCATATTGGCCAAATAATTGATAGGCTGTACCATTTTTGTTCCTTTAAAACTTAAATCCGGAAGGCGGCTTAATTCCGCCGCCCAAATTAACTCCTCCTCCGCCCGCAGAGGTAGCCGCAGCGCTACCGCCAAATGCGCCGCCAAAAAAAGGTAGCGCCATACCAATGACGCCAGGAACAGCGTTAAATGACTGACTCACAACACTGCCACGCGCAAGCTGCCCACCAGCCAAGGCCGCGCCCCTTTGGCCTAGTAAATCCCCAATAGCACCAGCCGTTTCCATTCCCGCCACGCCCTGACCGGCTGCTGATCGCTGTCCGAGAGAAGTCAGCCCCGCCAAATTCTGATACTGCCTATCAATCTGCTCTTGCAGCATGGCTGGTCGAAATTGCGCTAGCGCTGCTTGGATGTTGCCACCTCTAAGCCCGCCAGTCGCTGAAGCTTGTTGGAGTAGTGCTTCTTCGCCCTGTCTAACTGACGCTTGGAATAGCGGGCTTTGCTCTAGCGCGCTAATAGCCTGCTGCTGTTCTGGTGCGCCACGCAAACCTAAAAAAGCCTGCTGTTGTTGCAGCGCTGGTGTGCCTGCCTCTACATAAGGGCGCAAAAGCTCCGTTAGAGCGTCAAACTGCCGCCGCTGTTCGTCAATTGCTATCTGCGCAGCCGCAGCTTGCGTGCCTGCCGCCGATTCTGCCGCTTTTGCTTGTTGTGACGCGCCAGTGATGCCGCCGACCACCTTGCCAATTGCATTACCAATAAAACTCATTTTGCTGCCCTCCAGTCCTGCCTAGTCATGCCTAAAATATGAACGCCGATAAACTCGCCGTTTTTCATACATGCATCCCGCCGCATGCCCTCGTTTTTGAATCCTAATTTCATGCAGTAGTTTTTAGCTGTATTGAGGCCGTCAATAATATATGCGGTAACGCGCTGTATATGCTGTTGAGCAAATGCCCACATAAGACACATTTTCCCTAGTTCTCTTGAATGAGGAAGTGCGCGTTTTGTCAGTAGAGCGTGAATGTCAATTTCAATAAATCCAGATTCGATAATCATGAACGCGCCCACCTGCTCACCATTCAGGCGCGCAGATAGATATTTTACGTTCGGATGGTCAATAGCAGACGCCGCGCGATGATCATGCCCGATGCGCGTGATGTATGGATCGTCGAATAGATCGCTAATCGTGTGCAAGTCTTTTACATGTTCCAGCGACAAAGAAATCACAATTACCTCCTGTGCAATTCTAGGCCGCTGGTTGCCAAAAACTCTCAGCTTTTTGTTGATTTTCGCATAAAACATTATGCGAATGAAACTTAATCTTCCGAATCAAATTCCCGCTCTTCCCATGCCTGGCAAGATCGCAAGTCGTGGCAGATGAAATCAAACTTATTGCAATATCCGCGAAACCCTGCATTAACGTCCCACTGGTTTTGCGGAATGCGCTCCATCTTAGCCTGCTTCATTGTGCTGTTGTCGTAATACTCGCAATTGGAGCAACGACGGCGACGTGCTTCTTTCTCATCAACCTGCATTGCCTTGGCCAGCTTCATCCAGTATTGCTTATTTGCTCCCGGCTCATTAGATGGATTCTCCGGCCCTAGCATCCAATCATTAATAACTGTCTGGGTGTTTTTCTTGTTCTCTGCTGCCGTGATGAACTCTTCCTCGTCTGGAATTCCGCCAAAGCGAGAGATAAAAATTTTCGGTAATTTTGCGCCTTCCATGTTGTCGCCTTTATGTAATCTCGCGCCCAGACACGCGCAGTGTAAGTGCAGTTGCTGCGCTTGCGACTGTGCTAATAAAAGCGCCCGGGTCCAATTCATGCCCGATTAGCTCAGGGCAGAGATAAGTTTCGCCCGGTATAACCGTTCGATCATCAATGATGAGATTCGCATTAGTCGCTGATCCTCCCGACTGCACAATGTTAACGCTAAACGTGCGGTTTACCGTGTCGGTGTTCGTAACGGTGGCTTTGTCAATGAGCGCCTTGACAGATGTTGCAGTGTACTGCGTTGTCTGTGTTGCTTCCAACTGTTTGGGCGGAATTAAAGTTTTTACAGTGACAGTCATTTATCTGACTCCTTGAATATTGTTTGACACGGTGAGAATGATAGACGGAATTGAAGGGTAAAATGCCGATGCCGGAAACGCTTCTGGTCGGACCGATGTGTCATTTACAGCAAACATTATCTCCACATAATCATTTGGGTGCAGGTCAAAAAAATAACCTACCGTCACAAGCTGTTCAGCGTTGTTGCCCTGTATTTGAACCTGGCTGTTACTATCAATAACGTCTACGCCATTAATGCGTGGCCAGACCCAAAATAAGCCAGTGCCGCCGGTTGTTTTATCAATTTGAATTGAGAATAAAAAGTTATAAACGCCCTCTGTATCTACAGTTATGCGCGAGGTTGGCGATCCCAAAAAAACCCCATTGCTAACGTCGGTCGTATTAAATGTTATTGCGTACGGCGTATTTGCTGCTGCTGGAATCTGTGTCGTAGTGTCGTAGAACTGCCCATATCGCGCTCGCTTGAACTCACGAGGCGGAGGTGCCATCTGCAACGCTTCAACTGCTGTTGTTATCCTTTCCAACAGCGCAAGCGCTTGATTTGCTTTATTCTCCGCCGATGCCGCACTAACGGCAGCCTCCTGCGTCAATGCTGCAATCTGGTCTAGTGCTTGCGTCGCTTTAATGTCTGACACTGATTCGCTAACGGCAGCATCGTTAGCTAAATTGGAAATCATGCCAAGCGCTTGCGCCGCTGAGGATTGCGCAATACCTGCCGCTATGCTGACCTCGTTGACTACATCAGGCGCAATGGTGTCGGCGACTTTGAATAAGTTTTCGAACTGCTTGATCTGTTCGTGATCTTTTAGGAATGTGGCGAGTTGATCTCGCGTTAATCCCAATTTGATTCGTGGATTAGTAGCCATTAGTACGCCAATCCTTCAAGCCGTGCCTCCAGCCTAGCAAAAGATAGATGAGCTTGGCTGTTGCCGCTGAATCGCTGAATGCGCCAATTCCGCATGTGGCCCTGCTGAAACCACACTAAACGCTTTGAAGTGTTGCCATTAGTGCCAACGCCAATATAGCGCTCTTGGCTCCAAGATAGCCCGTCCAACGAATAGCTGGTGCTGATTTTTGGATTGACGCCAACTGCTACACGTCCGGTTAAGCTCACCAACTCCAGTTCATTAAAGATTGCGCCTTTTCCGTCGTTGTAGACAATCATTGTCCCAAATTCCCATCTGACGATCTGACCCCAATGCTCGCCAGCTGTGTCCACCATGTACCCGATGTTGCTAGACTGTGGATCACTGACTAGCCACTTGTCATAGGCCCACACAATATTACGCGCCCGGTACTGACTAAACCCTTCTGTTGAAGTGGTGAGCGTGAACCAAACTTGATCGCCAAGCGCATCTGATGCTGCTGCGTCATAGACTAGCGTTCTATCTGGCAGATGAACATATAGATGCTGGTGACTTTTATCGTTGCGCGCTTCTAGCTTTACGCTTGCCAGTTGCGTCTCTGTATAACCTAATAGGATCTCGTCAATTTCCTGCGTACTAATTTTTTGCGCCTGAGCGTTTGCTCCAAGGTAAATACTAGGAGCCTCATTTCTGCCGCTGCCCAAAAACGCAACAAGCTCCATATAAACGCAGCATGCGAATGTGCCTACAACGCCCTTTTGTATCTGCGCCCCGTCAATGCGCTGGAATGGAAAAAACTCTCCTCCGACGTTATCAAAAACCTCGATAGTGTTGCGGTTGAGCGCATAAACCTCGTTGCGCAGCTTTAACAATGCAACAACCGGATCCGGGTCTGCCTCAGATGACCCGTATTTCAGTGGATTGACCTGCGTCGGGTCAGATAGCTCAGTCACGACCAAAAATTCACCATCGGTAGTCATGAAATACCCGTCTACCCACGCGACATCCCGCACAACTCCAAGATCTGGGTCTGTAACCTGCGTCAGTGTTGCTCCGTCCCAATAGTAAAGACGTCCGCCAGATGCGATAGCCAGCCTATCAAAGCTGTAATCCATCGTCACCAGAGAATCAACAGGCCCGCCAACATCCCCTAGCTCTGTTACGGCACCATTGCTCGCCACGGTGACGAGTTTGGTGCCCATGACTCGATAGCACACGCCTTGCCAGTTGATGCCTCCGCGATCTATGCCAGGCCCAGAGCCATTCGCAACTAATCCATCAGCAGGGCGCAAGAACCCGTTACTAATGCCGGACTGCTTCGGCACAGGAATTAGATTGACAGGGTAAGACGTTCGCAGGTCTGGCCCGTTGTCAGTGTATATGCCGTTTAGTATCTGAATTTGCATAGTCACCACTTCACTTTATCGGCCCAATACGCGGCGCTCATCTTGCCCTTGGCGATGTTGCCAGAGTGGCGAGCCTTGAATGATTCTCGTCGCGCCTTATCCGCTGCACTTTCGCCCTCGCGCTTTGGAGATCCTGCAATGCCTTGCTGGCCAAACCTAATCGTTTTGATCTGATCGCCAGACTTAGCGACAACAACGTGCGATTTCGTCGGGTGCGTAGGCGTGCGCTTAGGTTGGTTATAGCCCTC